CATTTGTTCCCAATCACCCTTATAATTAGAAACTTCATCAAATTTAATATGCTTATAAAATTTAGTTGTTTTACTTGCAATATTATATGCTAAATATCTTTTAGCAGTTTTTTTTAAAACTAATCCATAAACCCAACATTCATCATCAATATCAGTTTGTAATAATAAACAAGGTGTGTATTCGTAAGTTTGTGTTTTCATTAGTTGTTCTCCGTTGTTCATGAATTAAATCTATTCTTTTTTACTACTTTTGCAATAGAAAAAGTATTTATTTTATATTTTATTTATATTCATTGAAATATATAGGTTTTTATATAACTATTAGTTAGTTCTTTTTTGAACAGTTCTCCTTCATTGATTAGTGTAGTTTTCTCCCTGCACTAATCTATTTTGGATTACCTAATGTGATTTATCGTATATTATTTGAATAAGGTCTGTATAGGCTTTAAAACAGGTTTTTTTGGGTATTTTTTGACATAAGTTACAGTAGATTTAAGTATTACATGACCTGACCCTAAATCGGTACTACTTCTCATTGTTGATAAATAGTAGGCCTTATCATCTTCGTACTCTAAAAAAGCTATGACCTCACATTCTTCAATAATACATTCTTGTTTAAATTCATCTTTAGATAGCCATGTATTTGATCCTGAACTGTGGTCTAGGAATTTTAGGTAGATTATCACTTAGTGCATTAAAGAATGAACAAACCACAGAGCGGCTATAGCGGCACAGAGTTTTATTACATTACTCCATGACCAATAGTCCTCTATAATATCTGTCATTTTTAACCATTTTCTTTGTAGCCAAAAAATCATTTTATACCTCTTTTCTACTTTACTGCTGTTCCTTTTATTTTGTCTAGCGATCTAAGTCCTGCCATACCTAATAAAGAAACAACAAGCGGCATTAAAACACTCATGTCTAGGCTTGGCAATGGTAAAGTTTCAATCTCAAATACAGCGATAATAAACATTAAGAATTGTTTAAAAACAAATTCCCAAAATATAGCCAACGCACAACTCATTCCTATGAGGGGTCTCCAACTTCGCTGCATAATACCACCAATGCCTGTTGCAGTAGATTTTGCGTCAGCTAGATTTATATCTGATTGTGCTTTGTTTAATTGTGCTTCTATTTCTTTTAGTTTGATTTTAGCATTGTCTTTTTCTTCTTGTGAAGTATGTAGTTCATCTACTATCTTTCCAACACTACCAACTAAACCACCACCTAATAATTTATCTAACATTATAAAGCACCATCAATTTTTACTTCTTCTTGTTTATCTAAAGCATCTGCAAATTCTTTATCTCTAATATGTTCTGCTTCATATTCTGCTCTAGCTTTTTGCATAACCACTACATCATCAACTGTCATGTGTATTTTTTCATGTCTTAGTTTATGATTTTTATCGTGTGCATTTTCTAATCTTTCTAAATACAACTTTTCTCTAATCTTTAATTCTTCTATTTCTCTTTTTAGTTCTTTGATTTCTTTTCGCATTTCTTTTTCTGTTGACATTATATATTCTCCATTTGTAAAGCTAATGTATTAGCACGATTAGGTGTTTGCTTTGCCCAACGACTATCTAACATATGGGAAGCACTTTCTCTATAATTTGCTTCTTGTAAACTTTTTCTAAAATTTTTAAAACCTAACAATCTTGTAAGGCCTAATTGAAAAGCCATCTCAACTACAATTTCAAATGCTTCTTCTGCGATATCATTTTCACTTACAAAATGTCTAGCATCAGTAATAGCTTGGTTTAAATCTACATTTAAAATTTTATCAACTTGTTCATTAGTTAAATCTACAGTACCAAAATCTTCTTCAGGTTTAATTAAATGTCCTACACCTATTGTCCAATTACCAAGATGGTCTTTGTATTTTGCATAGCGTATACCTTCATGTTTGATGACCGATTTTTTTAATCTCTGTATATTCATTTTTTATCCTTTTTTAAACTTGGTAACATTTCTTGTATTATATTAGCAATATCAATAAATAACACTTTTAATAAACCTATATGTATTTCTATATTACCATTTTCATTAAAATTTTCTATTTCATCTTTGGTACAAGTAACTCTTATCTTGTTGCCTATTCTAACTATTCTCATATATAAATATTCTTATCCCAACTGCCATTATTATTCAAGACCATAGGAACAATATAGGGTATTCCTTCAGTTATAACACCACATGATAATACAGGTTTTGCTAAATTGACTTTCATATATGCCATAGCTAAAGACTTCTTATCTACTAAACACCCTACACTCATTCCCCAATTCAAATGAAAATTATTAGCTATGTAGGAAATAGAACTTGAACAATGGTAGTGGCCTTGAACACACGACATTGCTGATTGTTTAACTGCCTTAGATATATCTGCTGAAAATTGGTGAGCAAATAATATTTTTCCTTTATCAGTTTCTATAATATGCTTTTCTTTCCATTTCCAACCACTACTAACATCTAATATTTCGTTATAATCTTTAATAAAAAACTTTGACATTCCTTTTGCCATTGCTCTGCGTAATATCATAGAGCCATGATTACTTTCTAATAAAACCATTTTAGGGAATATTTTTTCTAACTGTCCACATAGAGACCGACCAATTAATAATTCATCAGCAGGACTTGGTAGGTCAGGATTTATAACATGAGAAACATTAACAGAGTGCCAATCCATCTCGTCACCGATATGAACAACAGTATCAGGTTTATAAACTTTTTTTAATTTAGATAAAAATGGAAATGTATCTTGATGATGATAGGGAAAGTGAGTATCGCTTATAACTAATATTCGTTTATTCACACATTATTTATAACCCAATAATTTCATAATTAAAACAGTTATACCTATAAGGATAGAGCCAAACAAGGCTATTGCCTTTATTCCACCTGTACCCATATTCATACGCTTTTTAAGTTCCTCAATGTCTTTTTTGTTTTTATCAAGGTCTTTATGTATGTGATCTAGCTTTGCTTCCATGACAGTTAATTTAGTAATTAATACTTCTATTTTTTGATTTGTGGTTAATTTAGCTAAAGACATTACATATTGGCCAATGGGTTTGATAAAGATTTCTGTATCTTAATATCTAAATCTTCTTCTATAATTTTTAATTCTTCTAATAATTCTCTGCTATCTTCTTTTTGTCTATCTTCAATATCATTAACAATCTCGGTAATGTGTCTGATGTCATTATTCATATTGCGAATATCGGTCTTAATATTAGTACCTAAAGATTGTGTTACATCATTTACTAAGGTTATTTCACCCAATATCATATCTACCTCAGATTTTAAGACTGCTAGTTGTTCATCATAATGTGATAAATCAGGACTAACAAAATTGTCTACTTTTTCTTGGTAAGTTAAGGCTTTCTGCCATATTTCAAAACCTGCCCATAATCCACCAATAAGAGTGCCTAATAATGGTATGATAAGAAGTAATTTAGAACCACCTATTTTTAATCCTTTATATTCAACTTCTGCCATAATTACCTCTCATATTGGCTATTAATAAATTCATTATGTTTATACTCACTACCACCAAACAGTAAATAAGATGCCATATTATTATCACTAATAGTAGTGTCAGGTAAATAACTATTATTAAAAAAACCTTGCTTATCTTGTATCATTGCAGTTACATTAAAAAAGTCTTTAGTATTTCCTAAGACCTGCATAACAATGAGAGTTTTAGTTTGATTATTCGTTTCATATTTACCTTTGTCGCCCATCTTCTTGACAATCTTATTGGCTGCTTTTTGTTTTTGATTAACAATTTTCTTAGGTTCTTCTTTGGTTTCTTCTTCCTTTGCTTCTTCCTCTTGGGTTTCTTCTACTTCTTGTTCAGGTTCTTGCTTCGCAACTTCTATGGGTTCTTCGGTTTCTTCTTGGGTTTCTTCTACTTCATTTTGCTCAGGCTCTTNGATTTCTTCTTGTACTGTTTCGTTGGGTTGTTCTACTTCATCAGTAGTTTGTTCAGGTTCAACTTGTTCTATATTTTCTGTTTCAACTTCTATTTCTACTATCTCTACATTCTCTATATCAGGCAAATCCAACTCTA